CACAGAACATCGCCGCCCTCAGGCTGCGGGGCCTTTACCCCGCTGCCAACCACCTGTAGTAGAGTTTTGTCGCTACAGGTCGAACATCCATGTCTACATCTTGCGATGCAGTCACGCCGTGCGTCTTACGACGCGCCTCTCTCTCAAGTTCCAAAACAGCAAGGGGCCCGAGGGCTCCCTTGTTGGTGTGGAATGACTTGAAGAGTTTACCGTGATCGGTTGCCACATCATCCACATAAGTGTGGATAGGCTTCAACGACTTAACTTCAAGTCGTTGGAGTGCGGCATTCCATCTGGTAACAGGACGTGTGGAATCATCTGTTTCAAGACCGACACATATCGTTCCGGAAGGAACGTACGTGACGCCACGATCGTTGAGAAACGAATCGAGGAACTTCAGAGTACGATAAAGGTCGTCTCTGAGGTGTGAATTGAACATTTGATTCCTGAAACTGACCCAAGAAATCAGTTCAGTGACATGGTTGCGGTCGAGCGGTTCACGCTGTCGAAGGTATACGGGGGAGACCTCGTATCCGTCAAAAGCGTCCAAACCGCATGACTCTCGGAACTTCCCGTGAAGGAAGCTCTTTGATTCATTCACCTTGAGGCCAGAGGCCTCAAGTTGACCGATCGCTTGGTGAGAGTATTCCACGGGGATGACAATGTCATCACCGTAGACGCTCAACCCACGACCCCGTTTTCCCCAGCTACGAATAGTGGAGGGACGGAAGTCGTTCAGCTCACGACAGATACTGGTAACAACCAGCACGGTAAAGACCATGGCCTCTACCGGGAATGTCAGAGCTGATCCCATCGAGGCAAACTTACGCGGAAGCATAAGGTTGCCATCAGGGAGTTGTACGAAAGGAGTACGCGAAAGACGGAGGAATCGAACAAAGCTATGGTTAAAACCAAAGATATGTTCGACCAGCGCCATCGATACCCGATCGGAGGCGTCGGAAAGGTCAATCGTGGCCAAACGGCCAGTGATTGATCCCTCCCGAGCACCTTCTCTGTTGAAGTCTTGATATGTGAAACCACACACAAGACGCCGGTCCTCAAATTCCTGCTTCAGGTTAGCCATAAGCGCCTGTTGTAGGAACTGGTTGTAGCTCGGTTCGATGCAGATAAGCCTAGGCTTCTCTGCAGTCTTAGGAACTGCAACCAACCGCGAAGGCACCATACCACTCAGTGGTGGGGTGTCAGCGAGGGAGGACCATGTTGGACGGAAGAAATCTTCTCCCGCCAGCATGGCCGCCTGCTCAGAGATGAGAGTGAAATCCCATCGAGAGTTAGGACCGAATTTCTCAGAGACAACACCCGGACCATGCTTTCCCTTCAGGGGGGAAGTCATGGCCGATCCGATCGTCGCACCAAACAAAATTTGGGCGACGAAAGGGACGTACGGGTCGACTGCCGAAGCAATCTCCTGCTTCGAAGGGAGGGATCGATCTAGATCGATCCACCTCGAAACAGCAGAATCGACGCGATCCTGGCTGCAGACTTCAAAGATCTTTTTATTGACCCTTGAAATCTGACGCAACCAACGGATCGCATGTACGTCAGGAGTTGCACGCAACTCGCCGTTCTCATGAAAGATACGACGCCAGATACCAGCTAAAAACGCCGGATATCTAACGCCACCATGTGTCGCCCACCCCAAGAACTTGGGGAGTCGGCCGTCTCGAAGACCTTCAATCAGAATGTCATCGAGACGAGGCATGGCTACGGTCAAGAAGGTTTCACCTTCATGTCCGTATCTTTCAGTGATCTCATGGAGATCACGTGCAGGGTTGAATCTCAAAGCATCTGCTGCATCCTGCAGCAGGTGCTCAAGGAGTTGCACCTGGCTTTTCACAATGGGCCCTCCAAAGGGTCTCGTTGTCCAAGCTCTCATGGGTGCATTCACAACGTCCCGGGGATTTTACCCCCGGGACGCCGATAGGTCTCAGGCTGTTGCCTGAGCCCTCCGCGTAAGCGCGAGTACTAGCACGGAACCGATGGCAACGCCAGTGGTTCCAGCTAGGAAGATGAGGGACATCATAACAATGGTGTCCATCAGTTCTCGCCAGCCAGAAGTTTCTTCAGGTTGGCGTTCGAGCTTGCGGTCAGCCACGTAATCAAACCCGCTGCGAGCTGCTCAGCCACCGTGTCAGAAATTCCCGTCTTCGGACGGTTATTGATGATGGTGAAAGAGTGGTTCTGCACACTGATAAGGCCAGTCACCGCATCGGTGACGTTGACATTCTCGCGAATGCTAGCCTTGGAGATCCGACGAGCCTTTGTGCTCGAAGGATCAACAGTGAGGGTGGTGATTCCGTCTGCGGTAACGAAGTTCCCGACGTTCGTACCCGTGAGGATACGAGGAAGGGACCGCGCTACTGCGTTGACGGTAACGGACTGTGGATCGGTGAATGCCATGAGAGGCTCCTACTCTGTGTTCAATTGTCGCCCCAACGGGCTATTCAATTGTTGTTTGGTTGTCGGTGTTCAATTGTGATTGATCACCGCGCTCGGGCAAGCCCAAGCGCTGTGAGGATCGCAAACTGAGAGCCCGAAAGGCTCCCAAGTTGCGTGCCGAATCCGAACGGAGTTGCTCGTTCACGCACACGTTGCCTGGTGTTATGAAAGCCGTTAGGCCGCACCATGCTCCACTTCTTCGTCCTAGTACCAACGGTACCGGGACTGGAGAAGTTCCACTCCTGCAGCTCAGAGAGCTGAGTAGTGAAATATGCGTAATCGACCGCATGCCTCCCCGTAATAGGGGAATAGGTATGCGCGTTGACCAGGTCGTTGCCAATGTTGGCTGCCCAGTCAACAAGCCATGACCATGGTAGAATCTCCCACAACAAGGTAGGATCATCAGCCAGGCCAAGTTGCCTCAGTACTTCGTCAGCCCGCTCTGCATACTTATTCGACCTCGATGTTGGTTTAACCAACGCCGAGTATCGAGATGAGAATGCATAGTCCTCTTTTACGAGGACCTTCGTGTCAAAGATCGGACTAATCAGAGGAGTTAAATAAGTTCCTCGATTGTCCCATCCCCTGAATGTTGCATCTAACGTATACGGATTGTCACCAAAAGAAAATGCGGATCTTCCAAGCGTTGTTACGCTAGGTCCATCCCACCTCCTCTGGCGACGATTCGATTCGGAGTACACCATTCGATCGATGGCAAGGAGTGTTGTTAACACTCCTGCGACCTCCCGCACGAGCGGACTCCAGCCAAAGACGGAATTCAAGTATTCTGATCCAAGATATTTGAAATCAGCTTTCACAGCACTCGAAAGTTTACTGTGAACTTGAAACCCTCTTTTCTGGATGTTCTTGACGACAGACGGAATGTCACCCTTCAGCAGTTCGAGAACTGTTACGAGGATCGACGCCGTCTGGCGTTCAGGAGCTGTATTGGCAAAGAGGTTACTCTTTAGTCCGGTTTTCTGAAGCTGAGTCGTAGACTCAGTCAGATGGGAAAACGCAGGGGTTGAACCCACTGTGTTTCCTTTCAACCAGGCAGGAGTAACACCAACATTGAGAGGCAGTGTTCCCTTGAAATACTGGGTCCACACACCTCCCGTATTGGTACCTGAGCCAATCTCACCGTACACCGTTGGTGGACATCTCAGCACTTTCGTGCTCTGGAAGAGATGTCCGGTGTCGGTAGCGGAGTACCTATCCGTACTAACCGAGCCTGACTGAGTTTCAGCAGGCGCGGCCACCATGAGGACGTCCTCGTAGTATCGTTTCCGATCTGCGAGTTGTTCCGCAAGACTACCGGTCCTAACCGGTTGTCTGATGCCCCAACCATCGGATGGTTGAGTCATGGCGATTGGATCGGAAGGAAATTTCTTCCCGGTCCGGTACGAATAGACGAATTCAATGTACGTGTCATACCAGCCACTCAACGTTACCGTTGAAGCGCCGGATGACGTCGTGAACATGGATCCACCGAAGTGGGCCCGGTCACGACCTCGGGCATTGAATACGTAGGGCAATGAAAGACTCCTTTCAGAGATTCAACGAGGGCCCCCGTGTGCGGC